TCAAGCCGAAGATGACAGCTGACCAGTTCGCGAAGACGCTGAACAAGGCCGACCTACCTCCCGAGATCAATAAATCCTTCTGGGACAGCCAGCGCAGCCGCGTGAAGTATAAGATCGAGGCCCAGGAGGCATGGGAGACCGAGGACGTGCTGAAAGTCCTCGGCGACGTTGCCATGATGATCAAGGACAGCTTGGTCATGGTCGTCGAGGAACTGCGCAACCGCGCGAAACTGGACGAGCATCAAACCCGGATAGTCACCGAAACCATAGACGAAATCCGTACCGAGATGCGTGCGCAACTCGTCGATCTTCCGGCCAGGCGCGCAACCGGATCGATGTTCGCGAAGCCGCTGTTCGGAGTGTCCGGTTCGATCGACGGGCAGCCCGATGTCCCGGAAACGGGTTGGCTCGATGACGAGGACGATGAGTGAGCGACATGGTAGACTTCGTGTCGGCCGGCCTGCTTCGCGGGGGCAGACTCCGCATTGGTGCGGTGCCGGCTTTCCTGCCCAAGGGACATTTCCTGGCCCTGCGCGGTAGCCACATTGTCGCTTCCGGCCCGTGGCCGCCCCGTTTTCGGCTTGAGATCCTCAAACCTACGCGGGTTTATGTGCCGCCGCGGGTGTATCGCCAGATCAAGGAAGTCTATCGTTGAGCGCGCCAGCCAAGCGCCTCCTGGTCCGCGACCGGGCGCCGTCATACGCCACTCTCGAAGAGCTTGTTGCTGCCGCTACCGAGGCGATTAGTCCGCCCGAGCGTCTGACGGTCACAGAGGCCGCCCGCAAATATGTCAGGATCAAGGAGAAGAACTATAGTGGCCCTTGGTCGAGCGACAAGGCACCCTACGCCGTCGAGCCACAGGACGTGCTCACCAGCCTAGATTATCTGGGCATGGTACTGGTCGGTCCAGCTCGGATCGGCAAATCGCAGCTCTGGCTCAACTGGATGTCACACTCGGCGTTATGCGACCCCGCTGACATGATGCTGGTTCAGATGTCGCAGGCGCGAGCCCGCGAATTCTCACTGGCGGATCTGCGCAAGCACTTCCGTAACTCTACCGATGTTGCGGCCAAACTCGTGCCAGGTCGGGTCAACGACAATGTCTTCGACAAGACCTTTATCAGCGGGATGCGGGTCACCATCGTCCATCCATCAATCAACGAATTATCGGGCAAAACGGTCGGTCGAACCTGGACGATGGACTATGACCGCTTACCAACCAGCATCGATGGCGAGGGTGATGCCTGGACGCTCGTCGGCAAGCGCGGCGAGACCCTCGGGCGCTATGCGATGAACGTCGCCGAATCCTCGCCAGGTTTCGAAGTAACCGACGCTAAATGGATTCCGAGTTCTCCGCACGAGGCGCCCCCGTGCGAGGGTGTGCTGTCGATCTACAACACTGGCGACCGCCGGCGCTGGTACTGGCCATGCCTGCAGTGCTCGCACAAATTCGAACCAGACTTCCATCTGTTCGATCTTAAGGACTCCCATGATCCGCAGGAGGTGGCGGACGCCGTCACCTTGTCATGTCCATCGTGCGGCTACCCGCACACACCAGACATGCAGCACGAACTCAACCTGCGTGGCCGGTGGATCAAGGAAGGTGAGATTTGGCATCCGGACGGCTCGATCACGGGAACACCGCGCCGCTCGGAGACGGCATCATTCTGGATCAAGGGACCCGCTGCGGCATTCAATACGTGGCAGCGCCAGGTGCTTGCCTATCTGAATGCCAAGGCAGACTATGAGCGGACCGGGAGCGAAGAAAAGCTGAAGGCCGTCACCAATACCTCGCTCGGCCTCCCTTACACACCCAAGTCGCTGGAAGCAGGGCGCCTGCCCGAAGAGCTCAAGGCGCGCGCTCGGCCGTACAACGTCCGCGGCGAAGTGCCGCCCGGCGTACGGTTCCTGATCACCACCATCGACGTGCAGGCTGGCGGCAGACCGGCCTTCGTCATCCACACCTTCGGTATCGCGCCCGTGCAGATGGAGGGTGGAGCATGGTCGTTCGATGTCTATCACGTCGACATGTGGAAGATCACCAAGTCGCGCCGCCTCGACCAGGATGGCGAGCGTAAGCTCATAGATCCTGCCGCAAACCCCGAAGACTGGCACATATTGATCGACGAGGTGATCGAGCGCGAATACCCGCTCGGCGACGGTTCAGGCCGGGTAATGCGTGCTAAGCTCGTAGCCTGTGACTCGGGTGGTGCCAGCGCCAGTGCGACCGCGGTGCGCTTGAACCCGGCGCTCGAAGGACCCCGCGTATCGGTAACATCCAACGCCTATGAGTTCTGGCGCTATCTGCGATTGAGCGACCCCGAAGGCAGGAATTACCATCAGCGCTTCCACCTCCTGAAAGGTGCGCCCAGCCAGACGGCGCCCATGCTGCACGTCAGCTATCCGGATTCGCAACAAAAGGACAAATTCGCGATCGCCCGCGGCGATGTGCCGGTGTGGCTCATCAACTCGAATCCCGCCAAGGATCAGGTTTCGAATCTGCTCGGCCGATCGGAGCCAGGAGGTCAGATCCATTTTCCCATCTGGCATCACGAGGACGGCCGGCCCGAAGACATAAACTGGCTCTATACGCAGCTCACTGCCGAGAACCGCATCGCCGCGGGATGGAAGAACGCGGGACGCCGCAAGAATGAGGCGTTCGATCTGCTGTGCTACTGCGTCGCTTTCCTTTCCCATTCGAGCATCAAGATCGATCGATTGACCTGGACGACGCCTCAGCCATGGTATGCCGATTGGGATCATAATGATCATGTCTTCATACCCGGCGAGGGTCTGTCCGTCGCCGCAAAGCCGTCGATCACCTTGGCAGATCTCGGCGGAGTTCTAGGTTGAAGTTCAACACGCAGTTGTAAATTCACTGGCGTCGTGGTAAGTCTGCGCTCAACCGTCTCGCGTGGAGCGCACCCCCCATGGCCCTTGCTGTTTCCTTTTTCAAAGCGATCCAAAGTATCAGCGGAACATACGCTCAGGTACCGGCGGGCGAGCCTTTCGACGTGCAGAGTACATCGTCGATTACAGTGCCAGATGGCGCCGTGCTCATGCGGCTTAACCCCCAAGGCGGCGCGTACAACATCACTTGGCAAAACGGCAAAGTCGAATATTTCGACGGAACCGAATTCAGAGGCTGTACCCCAGGTCGCACGTTTACGGCGGCTGCGGCCTGATGTTCGGGACGCTTGGAGCCAGTGTAGCTGGCGGAACGTCGTTCAGGATCTCTCCGTCCAAGGTCACGCCGGGTTCAACGGGAGCCGTTGCGGCGCTAAAGGCGCGCCTGCTCGGCACGGTATCCTACTCGAAATTGTCCGGTGCAGCTTCGGTATCCGTTGCTTCTGACGGCACTGTATCGCTGTCATCCGGCCTTGCCGATGGTGCGACGGCGACGTTTGTGGCGCGTGCTCAGAACACCGCCGGTGATGCCGTCGAAAAGAGCTTCACGCTTACTGGTCAGGCGGTGCTGACGGTGCCTGATGCGCCGACGATTGGGACGGTGACGCCCGGCGACACCACGAACTCGGTGGCCTACACCGCACCGGCGAGCAATGGTGGTTCGGCAATCACCTCGTACAAGATCGAACGGAAGGCAGGCGCCGGCTCCTATTCGACGATCGCCGCGACCTATACGGGTGGATCGCCGTTCGTCGACACGGGGCTGACCAACGGCACGAGCTACACCTATCGGATCAGCGCGACGAATGCGATCGGCACGGGCGCGGCGAGCGGGGAGGCGAGTGGAACCCCGGCCTCAGGCGGCGGCTACACACCAGTAACAGGCGATCCGCTCTCCTTCGCCGTCTCAGGCGCTTCGGTCATCGATCCCAATGGCAGTGGTTACGGAGTGTTCGGCAATGGCTGGACCGCGACCGTCGTCTTCAAGGGCCTGAGCCCGAACGCGAATGTCGATATATTCGACGGGCAGAAGGTGACGCTGAGCGTCACCGATCCGGGCTATACGACCTCTGGCACGACGACGACGGTCAACCGCACTGTCAAGGGCTCGATCACGCTGCGCAAAGCCTATTCGAACAATCAGGCGCGCCAGATCGCTACTGTCGGCTCAGATCTCCAGCTCATCATCTGCCTTGAGGATGTGATCTACCAAGGTACGACGATCAACTCGGTGACTTTCGACGCAACCGCTTATCCGGGCTCGAACGCGCTGGTACTGACAGGTGCATCGGTCACGAACAGCTCGACGCTGGCCTATCCGAAGCCCTATTTCGCCTGGCTCAACCGCCAGTTTGAGCGGGAGTCGACCAGCAGCTTCCATGTCGAGTGTGTCGCCTATCATCGGCACGGCATGAACGGGCAGATGGTCGCCTGCGTCGAGTTCACCGGCAAGGATGCGTCGGGCAATTCGGCGGCGGTGCAGCGCACTTCGGCCCCCGCCCTCTCCACGATCCAGACGCGCGGCAACATCGTTGAAAGCTGGCAAGCGAGCATCCCGCTTACCGCGCTCACACAGACCACGACGACACGCTCAAAGGTCCACGCGAAAGTCTATCCGTGGATCGGCGACAGCACCGCGATTCTCGACACCGAGGTCAGCGGCGCGGCGGTCCCGAGTTATGACACCTGGGTGAGCCTTGAATTTGTCAATGATAAGAACGGAACCTATGGCGGTGCTTATGCTTATGTTAAGGCTGGAGCTAGCGGCGGCACAGTCAGCGCTACGGCGGCGACGGCGCGCGCGGCTCCTTACCCGGACTGGGCATCTGCTTATGCTGCCTTGAAAGTTTGGAATAATGCCAATCGCGGCCATAACGATCACAGCGGTTCGACCATTCGTTTGATGGACGACGGTGCTGGTGGGCCGGTGACGCACAACTTCGGTGCGATCTCTACCACAGCAGGGCTTTGCTGGACCACGACCGAGGCCGATCCTCTGAATACAGCGGCGGTGCAGCTTCAGACCAACTACACATTCGGCCCATCCACTGTCCCCGATATGACGGCTATCGGCGCAGGTATCACCGTCTACAACACCTCCTACACCTTGACCGGAAGCGGTGGTTCAGCGCTGGGCGGTTCGACGACAATCAATCTCAGCATCGACGGATGCGTGATGGATATGAGTGTCGCGGGCTCTGCGTCCGGAGCCAATTATTTGCGCGCGACTTATATCTGGAGTCGCAACGTCAACTGGCTTTCGCCGGGCTCGCATGGGAAAACCGTTACCAACGCCAACAGCAACCAAGCGTTCGTTCTAATGTTCGGTAACACCGCTGTCGGGGGGATTCTTTTCGATCAGCAATTCTGCACGATCGGTAATGTTGTCACGTCCTGTCAACTCGGTGGCGATCCGGGTGGCACATTGACTGCAACCTATTCTGCCGATGGTAAGATCTACGCAAACAACAGTATCTTTAAGGCCACGACTTCGGCGTACAGTACCGGCTTTATGATGAGCACTACTGGCACAAATTACGCGCGCGGCATGGCTGTAGTTCAGAATATGATTGAACTTCTATCCAACGCATCACTGACAATCACGTTCAGCATGTCGAGCGACTCGAAGATCAATCGTGTCGGAGATGGCCTGTTTGCCTATAATACCGTTCTCGGCAATCGCGGAAACAGGTTGTATAATGATGTCGTCGGGGCCGCAGGCTATCAGAAGCGAGCTGTATCTAGGTTCGAACTACTCTACTCTATGCCGACCAAGGAAGACACTTTCATACAGGACAGCGGGTGCGTCGGCAATTTCGAATGGGCC